AATTAGTTCTTTATCAAGAGGAATTGCAAGGTCAATAGTTTTAGGCGAAAACATGGCAGAAACATTTAAGATGATCGCAAGAAACCTTTTAATTGAAATTATTGCTAAAACTATTGAAAGACTTGTTTTACTTGCATTAGAAAAATTAATAATAGATAAAATATTTGGAAAACAAAAATCACAAGTTGCTGTTGAAAAAGAAATTACAAGAGAAAAACAAAAACAAGTTGCACTTCAAGCATTACTTATGGCTATGGGAGGTGGAGGAGGAGGAGGAGGTGGTAGCTTCTTCGGATTTTTTGCAAAAGGTGGTGCTGTAGCAAAAAATAAACCAATTGTAGTTGGAGAGAATGGTGCAGAATTGTTTATTCCAAACTCAACAGGACAAATAACTCAATCTGCAAGAGGTACAAGTGGTAATGGTGGTGGAACAACAGTTAATTTTAATATCAATACAGTTGATGCTTCTGGTTTTGAAGATTTATTAATTAGATCAAGAGGTACAATTTCTTCATTAATCAACCAAGCAGTTAATGAACAAGGTAGAGGTGCAATAGTATAATGGCTGGTACATTTCCTATATCAAATTCTAAATTCTCAACAATGGGAATTAGAACATCACAAGATACAATAATCACAATTACTGATAGTGGTAAAAAATTATCAAGACAAATTGATGGTCAAAGATTTGGATTTACTGCACAAATTATAACTGCAAAACGATCTGATGTTTATGGCGAACTTATGGCATTTATAATGAAACAAAGATCAAGCAAAGAAAATTTTACAATAGTTCCACCAGAAGTTACAGATGCTAGAGGTACAGCAAGTGGAACTCCTAATGGTACTGCATCTGTTGGTGCTGTATCTATTACTATTGGTGGTTCTGCGACAGGCACATTAAAAGCTGGAGATTTTATCAAGTTTTCTAATCATTCAAAAGTATATATGGTAGTAGAAGATCAAAACGATATTTCAACAGGAACACTTACTATTGAGCCACCATTAATCACAGCAGTTTCTTCAACAGATATTCAATATGATAATGTTCCATTTACAGTATATCTTACAAACGATATTCAAGAATTTGGAATTGTTGGTGCAGATAAAGATGGTAATGCTTTATATCAATTTGAAATTGATGTAGAAGAAGCTCTTTAATGAAAAAATATAAAATAGTACACAAAATAACTGCCGATTTTATTGCTGAAGCTATTGTCAATGAAGATGAAATAGATACTTCAATTAATGACCTAAAGGAATATAATAAACCTAATAGCAAATTTAATTTTACTATGGTAAAAGGTACGGAAACTGTAACCCAAACTAATTACGAATTATATGACGAGAAGCCTAACAACAGCAATAAAGAACCAATTAGCAACAAATGATATTAGACCAGTACACCTTATCACTATTGGGTTCGGTACTCCTATTAACATTACTGATTGCTCTTTTTCATTAACTTCATCAGTTTCAGGATCATCAGTTACTTATAATTCAAGCGATTTTATTTTAGGTATATCTAACTTTGAAGAAAAAACAGATATTACAAAAGCTACATTGAATGTTACATTATCTGGTGCAGATCAAACTTTTATTTCTGTAGTACTTAATGAAAATGTAATTAATGATTCAGTAGTTATTTATAGAGGGTTATTAGATAGTTCTAATAGCTTGATTGCTGACCCTATTTTACTTTATGAGGGAACTATCGAGGCTTTTGAAGTCAATGAAACTAAAACTACAAGTTTTGTAAATTTAAAAGTTGTATCACATTGGGCTGACTTTGATAAAAGGGCTGGTAGAAAAACTAATGATACTTCACAACAAAGATTCTTTGCAAATGATGTAGGGTTTGAATTTGCATCAGAAGTTATTAAAGACATTAAATGGGGTAGAAAATAATGCAAGATATTATCTCATTATATAGACATTATAATAAATTCAATGATTGTAATGAAGAAGATTTAATATCTTATTTAATGCCTAGCATAAATTTAAAACAATATAAAAAACATTATGTTAATGATAAGTTAATAGGATTTACAAATTGGGCTTTATTATCTGATAAAGCACATAATAAATTTAAACAAACAGGAATTATTAATAACGAAGATTGGAACTCTGGTAATAATCTTTGGCATATAGAAACAATATGTAAATCACATCTTAATAAGATTATGAAATGGACTAAATCATTTTTAGCAAAACAGTTTGGAATAGGCAAACAAATACATTGGTTACGAATTAAAGATAATAAAATTGTTCGAGTTGTTACAAGAACTACAAAACAAGGTTGGTTATAATGGGTGGTTTTAATCCTTTTAAACCCGTAAAAAAACTTGTTAAGTCAGCAACTAAGGTAGTTAAATCAGTTGTTAAATCAGTAACAAAAATTGCAACTTCTGCCTTATCTTGGCTAACACCATCATTTGGTAATTTTCCTGATAGTAATTTTGGCGAAACTCCAATGGATTCTTATGAACAAGGTATTCTTTTAAATAAACAATCAAATAATGCTTCAATACCTGTTATATATGGAGAAAGATTAGTAGGTGGAACAAGAATATTTTTAGAGACTTCGGGTTCTAGTAACGAATATTTATATGTCGCTATAGTATTATCTGAGGGAGAAATAAACTCTATAGAAGAAATAATAGTAGATGATAAAACAGTTACTTGGACAGGAAGTTTAACTGATGGTACTGTTAGAGATGTAAGTAGTGGCGATAGTAATTTTTATAAAAGTGGTACATCACACATAAGAGTACAGCCTTTTTTTGGAACAGATACACAAACTGTTTCAAGTGTTTTAGACCCAGCATCAGGTTGGGGTTCTAATCATAGACTAAGAGGTATTTGTTATTTAGCTTTAAGATTTAAATGGAATCAAGATGTATTTGGTTCAGTTCCAAAAGTACAAGCAAGAATAAAAGGAAGAAAAATTAAAACTTATAATGCAAGTTTAGTAGAACAATCATCATCTTATGAAACTAATCCAGCATGGTGTATTTTAGATTATTTAACTAATGAAAGATATGGAAAAGGATTAAGCACAAGCGATATTGATTTACAATCTTTTTATGATGCTTCAGTAATTTGCGAAACACAAGTAACACCATATTCAGGTGGAAGTGATATTAATATATTTGATACTAACTATGTTTTAGATACATCAAGACGAGTTATAGAAAATTTAAGAGAACTTATTAAAGGCTGTAGAGGATATATTCCATATACACAAGGTAAGTATCAATTAATTATAGAAACAACTGGAACTGCCTCACTTACTTTAACAGAAGATAATATTATTGGTGGGTATAATTTAAAAAGTTCTGATAAAAATAATAAGTTTAATAGAGCAATAGTATCATTTATAAATCCCGAAAAATCATATCAAGTAGATGAAGTTCAGTTTCCACCTATTGATGATTCAGGACTTCCAAGTGCAGATCAACACGCAACTATGAAAGCATTAGATGGTGGAGTATTGTTAGAGGGTAAATTTGATTTTCCAACATTAACTTCCCCATATCAAGCTGAGGAGATGGCAGAAATTATTTTAAGAAGATCAAGAGAAGCTATATCTTTAGAAATAAACTGTGATTTTAATGCTTATGATTTATCTATCGGAGAAATAGTAAATATCACACATAGTTCGTTAGGTTTTTCTGCTAAACCATTTAGAGTGCTTGGAATATCTTTTAATGAAGATTATAGTATTGGATTAAGTTTGATTGAACACCAAAATTCACATTACACTTGGTCTTCAAAAACTCAAGCACCAACTATTCCAACAACTAATCTTCCTAATCCATTTACTGTTCAACCACCAGCAAGTGTAACTTTATCCGATAGTTTAGTTGAATATAATGATGGAACTGTAATTGTAGCATTAGATGTAACTATAGGTGCTTCTCCTGATAGCTTTGTTGATTATTACCAAGTTGAATACAAATTAAGTACAGATTCTAATTATATTATCTATGCACAAGGCTCAGGATTAAATCATAGAGTTTTAAATGTAATTGACCAAAAAACTTATGATGTAAGAGTTAAAGCTGTCAATGTTTCACAAGTTTCATCAACTTATGTAACAGCACAAAGACAAATTGTAGGTGCTATTGCACCACCCTCAGATGTGGAAGACTTCTCATGTAATATTGTTGGTCAAGAAGCTCATTTAAGTTGGTCGGCTGTAACAGATTTAGACCTTGCATATTATCAAATTCGTTATGCAAAAGAAACTGATGGAACAGCAGACTGGCAGAACTCAGTTAATTTAGTATCTAAAGTATCTCGACCAGCAACCAGTATTTCTGTACCAGCTAGGGCTGGAACTTATCTTATCAAGGCTGTAGATAAACTTGGTAACTTTAGTTCCAACGCAACAAGAATTGTTTCTAATGTAACTGATGTTATTAATCACAATGCTGTATCAACACAATCAGAACACCCT